AGCAAGGCTGCTTTTTTAGATGCTTCAGGCAACCTTTCAATCACAACCAGCAATGTTACAGAAGGCACAAACCTCTATTACACAGATGCACGATTCGACACTAGACTAGCTACCAAAAACACAGCTAACCTTACAGAAGGTACTAATCTCTATTACACAGATGCAAGGGCTAGAGCAGCGATCTCTGTATCTGGTAATGCATTAGCATACAATTCATCTACAGGTGTTCTTACATCTAGCTTTGAGGAATCACCAACCTTTACAGGTAATGTCGTTGTCTCAGGCAACTTAACAGTGACAGGCACAACCACATGGTTAGATAGCACTAACACACAGATCAGCGACAAAAACATAGTCTTGAACTATGCCAGCAGTGACAGTTCAGCTAATGCCGATGGTGCAGGTCTTACTATCCAAGATGCTGTCGATGCTTCTACAGACGCTTCATTAACTTGGAACGCTAGTAATAATGTTTTTGAATTTTCACATGGTCTTGACTTTGGCGACAACGAAAAGATTAGACTAGGTGCTAGTCAAGATTTAGAAATCTATCACGATGGTAGTGATTCAATTATACATGATAATGGTACAGGTAATCTTAAAATTAGGGCTACTAACCTTAGAATTTTAAATGCTGCTGGAACACAAAATTTAATATCTCATAATGATGGTGGTGATGTTAAACTTTATTATGCAGGTTCACAAAAACTAGCCACAACCTCAACAGGTATAGATGTTACTGGTTCTGTTACAGCTTCAGACGATTTTATTGGTGACACTTTTGGAACCTCAACTAACAAAATTACTTGGTCAATAGCAAATAATGCTCGTATTTTTACAAACGGTGCAGAAAGATTAAGAGTTGACAGCTCAGGCAACGTAGGTATAGGCACGACCTCGCCAAGTTTTAAAATTGATGTTACAGATACAGGCACACAATTAGGAAGCACAGGATACTATGCTAATTCTAGGTTTACAGACTCATCTAATGCTGGTGTATTTTTAGGTCATAACGATACTGCTAATGGCAGTGGAATGATTGCAGGTATTAATAAACTAGCTTTCTTAACTTATGGCACAGCTTGGGGCGAAAGAATGATTATTGATGGTTCAGGCAAAGTCGGCATCGGAACGACTTCGCCAAGTGCAGCCTTATCAATTTCAAAACAAACAGCAGCACTATCAGGTACAGGTAATAGTTATGGGTTATATTTATACCCTACTTCATCAGGAGTAGTTAATATAGATGCTCTTACAGGCAGTGGAGGTAACACAGATTTAAAACTAAGAAGTTATAACAATGGAACATATAACCAATTAATTGGCTCAAGTTCAGGTGGAACAGTTACAACATTTGAAACTGGTGGTTCTGAACGTATGCGAATAGACAGTTCAGGCAACGTTGGCATAGGGACTACTAATCCTATTTTAAAATTACAAGTTGTTGGAGATATATATGCTAGTAATGGTTCTATGTTCATTGACACTGGTAGAAAATTAAGATGGGGTAATAGTAATCAATTCATAGAAGGTACAAATGATACATCATTAGAATTTGGCACAGGTGGTTCTGTTTCAATGACGATTATAGATAATGGCAACGTAGGTATAGGAACTACAAGTCCTTCAGATGGTTTAGAGATAAGCCATATAAACCCAAAAATTAGACTTAGAGAATCAGATGTTACTAATGGCTTTGCTGATTTATTATACAACAGCGCACGTTTAAGAATTAGGTCAAGGAATGATGCTACTAATGGTGGTATAGCTTTTGAAGGCTCAAATGGTTCAAGTGTTAGTGAATACGCTAGATTTAATAGTGTAGGTAACCTTGGCATAGGAACAACTTCGCCAAGTGTCCCTCTTCATGTTTATAGAACAGGCAATGCAGACTTTTATTTAGAAAGAGCAGGTGGAGCAAGAGTATTTGGACAAGCACAGGCTTCAGCTGGTGTTTTGGGTACTAATACAAATCATAAATTAGCAATAAAAACTAATGGCACAACTAGAATGACATTAGATACTTCAGGCAACGTAGGTATCGGCACAACAAGTCCTGCTGGTAATCTTCATGTCGTTGGTGGTAGTGGTAATGCAGGCAGGATATATGTGTCTGATGCTGATAATGGCACAGGTGCTGGTGATGCTTTGTTGATAACAAAATCTGGTACAAATGCTTTCATCTACAACAGAGATGGTGGTCAATTAAGGTTAGGTGCTAACAATCAGTTTTCTTATGTAACTATAGAAACAAATGGCAACGTAGGGATAGGGACTACTACGCCTATTTATGATTTACAAGTTGGTTCATACGGTACTGATTCTGATTCTACTTTAGCTTTAGCTTCTACTACTTCAGGTACAGGTTCTATTAGATTTGGAGATGGAACATCAGGTTTTGAAGCCAACGCAGGTAAAATTAATTATGACCACAGTAGTAACTCAATGCAGTTCTTTACTAATGGTGGTGTTGAAAGAGCCAGAATAGACAGTTCAGGTAACTTGTTGGTTGGTAAGACAAGTTCAACTTTTAGTGCTACAGGCACACAACTAGCTTCTGATGGTTCTATTGTAGCTACTAGAAGTGGTAATCCTGTTCTTACTTTAGGTAGACTTGCTTCAAATGGTGAAATACAAAGATTTTTCCAAGCTAGTACACAAGTCGGTAATATCTCAGTCACAGGTTCAGCCACAGCTTACAACACCTCATCCGATGCAAGGCTTAAAGACATTACAGGGTCTGCGAGAGGTTTAGAAGTTATCAACGAACTCAACCCAGTTGCTTACGATTGGAAAGCAGATGGCAAGTCTGACGAAGGTTTGATAGCTCAAGAAGTTAAAGAGCTAGTACCTAACGCAGTGTCAGAAACTGAAGAAGGTTATTATCAAATGGATTATTCTAAGTTGGTCACACCACTCATTAGAGCTGTGCAAGAACTCACAGCTAAAGTTGAAAACTTAGAAGCACAATTAGCCAATAAATAAGCACAGATTAATTTAATTAGTGTATAATTTTTTTATTATGGCTATTTCTTATACATGGAACTGCAAACAACACGATGCTCACACTACACATGGTGGCAAAAGCAAAGTGATCTACAACGTGCATTGGCGCTTACAAGCAACTGATTCTGACAAAGATAGTGAAGGCAACCCATATACTGCTGAAGTTTATGGCTCACAATCTTTAGATTGTTCTGACCTGTCATCTTTCACAGCTTATGATTCACTAGCTGAATCTAATTTACAAGCTTGGGTTGAGGCTGCTATGGGTGCTGACGAGGTGGCAAACCTTAAAACTAATTTAGATGCACAGATCGCTGAACTTAAAGCACCAACAAGCTTCAGTGGAGTTATTGGCGAATAAATAATTTGTTATGAACTTTGGATTGGCTGCTTTTGCTGAACTGCCAATGGCTACTGACGAGGGCAGAATCCAGTCACAACAAAATTTAATCAAACAAGCAGCCCTCACTACCCTTACCGGTTTATCTACCACTGGCAGCAATATCTATGCTTCTAGGGTACACAATCTCGAAACGATCAAACTGCCAGCTTTGTTGCTTTATACAGTCGATGAAGAATCTGAGCCGATTGTAATGAACCCAGCACGCAGTGTTGAAAAGACCTTGACACTACATCTTGAGGGTTACGTCAAACAAAACACAAACTACGATGACAAAGTAGACGAGATTTCAAAAGAAGTAGAAGAAGCTCTTTTTAGCAATAGATTGTTAAATGGGTTGGTTTTAGATAGCTTTTTAACTAATACTGAAATAGAATATGAATCAGAAGGTGATAATCCGCTTGCTAGGGTTGTAATGGACTTTGAGGTTGTTTATCATCATAAAGAAGGAATTTTATAATTATGGCAACATACAAAGGTTCAGACGGAGTGGTCACCATAGGTGGCACAGCAGTTGGTGAAATTAGGTCTTTTTCTGTAGAAGAAGCAGCCGATACTATCGAAGATACAGCTATGGGTGATACATCCAGATCATTTAAATCTTCATTAAAATCATTTACAGCGTCTATTGATGCTTTATTTGACAACGATGATGGTGGACAAGATGCACTTTTAATTGGTGCTGAAGTTGCTTGTATCTTTAGATCGCAGGGTACTGGTTCTACTAATATGGAAAGGTCTGGTACTGGTATTGTTACAAGTGTTAGTGTAAGTCAATCTTTTGAAGGCTTAGTCGAAACAAGCTTTAGCTTGCAAGGCACTGGTGCATTATCAATAGCTGACCAATCTTAATACATGAAAGCAATAGAACGTGCTAAAGCGCATTTCAATTCGTTAGAAGTAAAGAAAATCGTTGTGCCTGAATGGGGTGATGACGATGCACCGCTTGAGATTTATGCCAAACCTTTAACCCTACAAGAAACTTCTAAACTTTATCGCATGGCACAAGAGGACGACATGGCTATGTTAGCTTATGTCTTAATCTACAAAGCCCTAGACAACAATGGCGATCAAATCTTTTCTTTAGAGGACAAACACACACTACTCAACAAAGTAGATCGTAACGTCCTTATCAAAGTCTCTAACGAAATCATGGCTGAGAAGCCAGCAGACGAAGTAAAAAAAAGTTAGCCGAAGATCATAATCTCTATAATCAGCTCGGATTAGCAGAGCTTTTAGGTAAATCTCTACACGAGATTCAGCAAATGTCCATAGAAGAATACCAATTATGGACAGCATACTTTAGAATAAAAGCAGAAAGACATAAAAATGGCTAACCAAAGTTACAAAATCCTCATATCGGCAAAAGATAAAGCTAGTGCATCTTTTAAGTCACTAAATAAAGTGGCAGGCAAGACAGGGCAAATAGTTGGTGGTCTGACTAAAGGTGTAGCGACAGCTACAGTTGCTTTGACAGCAGCCTCAGTAGCAGTAGCAGCAGTAGCTAGAAGTTCTTTTGAGTTCGCAGATGCTATCGGCAAAGTGTCAACCAGAACAGGCATAGCGACAGATACAGTACAAGCCTTTCAGATAGCAGCAGTAGAATCAGGCTCATCCGTTGAGATAGCTAACAAATCACTAGAAAAATTTACCAGATCAGTCGGTGATGCACAAAGAGGTCTTAAAACCCAAGCAGACATATTCAAAGACCTTGGTGTTTCTATACAAGATGCTAATGGCAATACGAAAACTATGGATGTCTTGCTCAGAGAAGTTTCTGACGGCATGGCAGGACTTAAATCACAATCAGAAAAAGCCACAGTAGCAGCTAACTTGTTTGGTCGTGCTGGTATCCAAATTGTAGATATTTTGGACAATGGTGGTGCTGCCTTTGATGCTTATATAGATAAGGCTAAAGAATATGGTCTAGTTTTAAGTGAAGATGGTATAAGGCAATCAGAAAAATTTAACGACACCCTTGCTTTTATTAACAGGCAATTCAAAACAGCTACAGCAGCTATATCTATAGCTTTCTTACCTATCTTGCAAAATTTAGCAACAGCATTTAAAGAGCTGATTGCTGAAACTGTCTCCGCAGATGAAGGGATTATGGAATTTGGTGAAAGTATTAGAGACATAGTTCTTAAACAAGTTGATGGCTTCATTAAGGGTTTTGGAGACTTCCTTGATGCTATACATAATGTTCGTAGAGGTTTAGTACAGTTTGCTATTGATGTAGAGCGCAAATTTTTAGAAACAGAACTTGCAACACTTAAATTCAGAAAAAGCATGGACATCTTAGGTCTCGCAACAGAAACTTTCGATGCGCTAATAAGAGCCACCAGCACAGCATTAGATGAAAATTCTAACAAAATGAGGGTGTTTGATGCACAAAACAAATCTAGTGGTGACACAGTAAGAAAGTTTGGAAACGATTTAGAAAAACATTTTGTCAAAGTTTTAGGCATGAGTGATGATGAGGTAAAAAATTTAGTCGATAGTTATACAGCACTTGAAAATGTTGCTGCAAATTCACTCACAAACTTACTTGATCCTTTAGATGCCTATAAAACAAGCCTGTCGGATGCACAAATTGAGATAGTTGATTTTGGTAATGCGCAAGTCAATGCCTTCAAAAAAGCTGAAGATGCTTTAGTAAGTTTTGTGCAAACTGGCAAACTTAATTTCAAAGACTTAATAGATTCATTGATAGCTGATTTAGCGAGACTAGCTATTAGACAGAGACTTATATCACCTTTATTTTCGCTTTTTAGTGACTTCACTAATGGTAACACACCAGCTCCAATACCAGCAGGTAACTTTAATGTATCAAGTTTCGATGGTGGTGGGTTCACAGGTTTAGGTAATAGAGCAGGTGGTATAGATGGTAAGGGTGGTTTCCCTGCAATATTACACCCTAATGAGACTGTAATAGATCACACCAAAGGCAATAATGGCAGTAGTATAGTTATCAATCAATCAGTCAATTTTGCTACAGGGGTGCAAGACACAGTGAAAAATGAGGTATTGCAGCTATTACCAGATATAGCAGAAACATCAAAAGGCGCTGTGCTTGAAGCTATGAGTAGAGGCGGTAACTTTAGAAGGGGTATGCGATGATCATAGCTATGCCTACGAATCATAACTTTGCAACAGTGAGATTCACTCTGAATAGAAATATTGCGACATCCAGATCAGCTTTTACTAATCGACAACGCACACAAGAATACGATGGTGTTTACTGGTCAGCAGAAGTAACATTACCACCCATGAAGCGCAGTGATGCTGTAGAATGGATTGCTTTCTTATCACGTCTACAAGGCACGAAAAACACTTTCTTGCTTGGCGATCCATCGCACACAACAAATTTAGGTACTTACAATGGTGATTTTTTGGCTATAGAAAGCCGATTAGGCACATCCTCAACACTTCTCAACTTCGCATCTAGTAACAACACAATATCAGACAATGAGCAAAATGATTCTTTTCAGGGTTTAGCAACAGGTGATTTCGTTTTGATAAGTGGTGCAAGTGCTGATGAGAATAATGGTACTTTCAAAATAACAACATTTGTCAACGATAATGGCATTAGGGTAGACAGAGACATAACTAATGCCACAGAGCAAGCTTGTACGATTAAAGACAATGCTAAAGGTATCACAGGCTTGAATCTTACACGCACAGGAACAGCAGCAGGCACAATCAAAAAAGGTGACTACTTAGCTTTACATGACGCTGCTTCTGCAACCTCAAACCCAATACAGTATGTTATGGCTGTAGAAGATGCCACAGTCACTTCTAACGACTATGCTGTACGCACAGAACCAAAACTGAGAGCAGCAG